ATAAAAAAGAAGATACTGAATATAAAATCGTGTCAATTAATCCAGCACACGTTGTTGGTAAAGTCAGATTGTTTGTATTTAACACAAAGTATAAACAATTGACTTACTATGAAACTGAAGATCCAAAAGGTTTCATAATTTCTGGTTCAACAATTAAAAACTTTGATCCAGAAACAAGTACAAAAATAACACTAAGAAAGCCATTAGACTTTTTACCGATTGTGTTAAAGAAAACGGCACTTCAAATTCAAAAAGAAATTGTTAATTTAACAACAAAAGCAACAAAAGCAAATGGAAGAATTAATACAGAAACCATTTTATTAAGGGTATTTTAATGACAATTGAAGAAGAATTTTTAACTAAATCTAAATTTACATCACTAGTTGAAGCAACAGTGAATGAATTAAAACTTAGTTATATGGACGCAGTATTACATCTCTGTGAAAAGAACGATCTTGAACCAGAAGATATGAAGAAATTTGTCTCACCAATTATACGAGACAAAATCGCAGCCGAGGCAATGGCTTTAAACTTTTTGCCAAAACAAAATACACTTGATTCAGCTTTTGCTGATTAAAAGTATAAATAACGGTGTACAAAGACACATGAACTTTGTATAATATTACAGTAACATATTTCAGCTATATAAGGAAAAAAATATATGTCATTTGCAAATCTAAAAACTAATCGCGACTCAATCTCAAAACTTATTCAAGCAGCGGAAGCCACTGGCGGTGGTGGAGAGAAGAAGTCGTATACTGACGAAAGAATCTGGAAACCAACAGTAGATAAAGCAGGTAACGGGTACGCAGTACTTAGATTCCTACCAGCAATGGAAGGACAAGAATTACCATGGGTTAGATACTGGGATCACGGATTCAAAGGACCAACCGGTTTATGGTATATTGAAAATAGCCTTACATCTATTGGTCAACCCGATCCAGTCGGTGAACTCAACTCAAGGCTTTGGAATACAGGCAATGACGCTGATAAAGACCGAGCAAGAGATCAAAAAAGAAGACTACATTATGTTGTAAATGCACTTGTACTTCAAGATCCATCTGCACCTCAAAATGAAGGAAAGGTGTTCATCTATAAATTCGGTAAAAAGATCTTTGATAAAATCATGGATTCTATGCAGCCTGAATTTGCTGATGAAAAGGCGGTCAATCCTTTTGATTTCTGGGAAGGTGCTGAATTCAAACTCAAAATCAGAAATGTTGAAGGTTATAGAAATTATGATAAATCTGAGTTTGGTGGTACATCATCCTTGTATGATGGTGATGATACGAAACTAGAGGCTGTTTATAATCAGCTTCACGATTTATCAGAGTTCTCTGATCCAAAAAACTATAAGACTTACGATGAACTCAAGTTAAAATTAGCTAAGGTTCTTGGTGAAGATGTAGTTAATTCTGGTGCACCAACAATGTCGCAAACTGCTCAAATGAATGAGCCTGCTCCTGCGCCAATTACTCCTACTACGGCAGAAGACATTCCATCAGAAGATGATGACACTATGTCTTATTTTGCGAGATTAGCTAATGAAGACTAAAATGGTTATTCATGAATTTTTATCAGAGGACAATACCCGACAGGGTATTGTCTTTCGGTATAAAGACGATCCCGCATGGTATGTTGATTGCTATGAGCATGGACATTTATCACAAACTCGAAAGATGGAAACTGATGGTGTTCTTCATAGTGAACAGTATGCTGAAGATTGTGCAGAAAATTGGGTATTTAAAATCTTTTAATCCCAAGGCATGGGGTCGGTATAACGAGGATCACCGCCATCATAAGATGTAGTAGGTGGTGAAACTATTGTTTGATTGTTAGCAGTATTATTATTTTGTACACTACTAGTCGGAGCATTAACAACATTTTGTGTTTTTACTCGTCCGCCGGCTCCACCCATTGCATCAAGCTCTTCGGCTTCTTGATTTCTTCTTGCTTCCACTCTTTCCGCAAAACGTTTTTCTCGTGCTTCTTTTCTTAATCTTGCTCTTTTAGCAAACAGACTTTCTTTTGGGGGTTCTGTAGTAGGTGTAATAACATCTTCTGCTTTTTTAGATTGAGCTTCTTCTTTAACAGGCGGAGGTGGGCTATCTACTTTTCTAGATGCTCGTTCACGATTAACCGCTTCTATTTTTTCTCTTGTCTCTTTACCCTCGTCGCCTATTTTAAACTTTCTAATTTTATCACCTAAACCAAATGCGTCAGCTATTACGGCCGCACCTTCAATAACAGAATTAACAAGGCCATTAATCATCTTTCCAATCAGCTCTGAAAAACTAAAACTATCTAAAAACTTTTCAGCATCATCAAGGCCAAATTTACCTAATATCCATGATACTGCACTTTTCAATAAGTCTAGTGGCATACCAATAACAGACTGAAGAAGACCTTTAATTGCACCAGCTATACCTCCAAGAAATCCATCTTCTTCAAATCCTTGAATTGCGCCTTTAATTGTATCATAAGCAGTCATGATTAATGTCAATGGTAAAAAGATTCTACCTATTACTCGGCCGATGCTACCGAGTATTGTCATAAATTGACTACCTTCTGAAAAAATAGCAAATGCACTTTTAATAAATCCACCAGCTTTTTGCGCAGCTTCTATGGCTGCAGTAAATGGTGCTTTAATTGTATTCACGATTTTTGTAATAATACTTACACCTTCATCGCCGCCAGTAAAAATAGCTTTAAATGGTTTAACTAAATCAGCTAAAGGTTCTAGTGGAAACATAAAAGCATTTCGAATAAAAGTAACAACATTTCTTATTACTCGACCAAGACTACTTTCTCCAGAACTTGCAAAGAAATTTCGAATAGGTTGAATTGCTCTTTGTATTCCAGCCTTTGCGTCATCAATTAATGTAAGAGTTTTCATCTTAAAGTCATCTGCAATCGCTGCTAATTGTGCACCTTTTGCAGAAAAGAAAGCTCGAATGGGCGTGAGTATTCTTTGTAAACCTGCAGAAATGTTTGCTCTTAAAGTTGAAAGATTTGTTTTAATTAATTCCATCAACTTATCAAGTCTAAAAAGTTTGGCATATACTTTAAGTGAATCTGCGAGACCTTTCAAGAATCCACCAAGGAGCGCAACAATACCTAAAAGAATCATTTTTAAATTATTCTTTGGTTCTTCGGCTTTAACATCTTCGGATGCCGCTGCACCTGCAGCCTGCTTTTCACGCATAGCTTCAAGCAACTTCATGTTTTGAAGCTGGACCATTTTGACAAAAGATTGCATAGTATTATTCAACGATTCCACTGCTGAAATAGTACCTTCAAATCCTTTTTTATCAGATCGCTCTTGGTCTTTTAGACTTTGATTGACTTTCTCTAAAGTTGCCATAACTTTACCTTATCGTTTTATATTCATTGCTTCTTGTCTAGCCTTTTCTTCTTTCACATGCTTTAATAATAATGCTACATAAATCTCTCTTTCGAAAGGTAGCATATTCTCTATCTCAGTCAAACTCCAATTCCAATGTGTCATTAGAGAGAAATTTAAATTATAATAATTCTCTAGATTATCATGAGATAGAGTTATTATAAAAAATTTGAAATACCCTCCACTAATATTTCATTATCGTGCTCGCATTGTGTACATTTAAATTTTACAGTATGATTTAATCTAGGCATAGTTGTAAGAAAATCTTGAAGTAATTTAAACTGTTCTGTATTCATTGATTCAATGAACTCGGTAACTTCTTTCTTTTCAACATCCTTCATATCGATTCTCTCATCTGGAGTTTCGACATATTCAATACAACTATGCATAATATTAAACATCTGATCTGAATTTAATTCACCTTCACCAATACCTGATTCAATCATATCAATATATGATGGATATTTTAGCTGCACTTTAATATCATCAGTAATTGATATCTTTTTTTCGACATTATTATCAATTTCAACTTTAATAGTATCAAGTTGGATTTTAATATCGTTTGCGTGGCTACATTGATCGCACTTAATTGATATATCAGAAGATTCACCTACTGATTTTGATCTTAATTGTAAAAACATATATTCAACATCAAATGCAGCAAGTTGACTTTCATAAATTTTGTCATCAATGCATTGTACTAGAATATCAAGTACTGATCTAAACATAACTTTATTGTCATTTGATTCTGCCGCAAGCATAAGAGACTTTTGCTCTTTTACTAAAAACGGACGATATCGAACCTTCTTACCAGATGACGGAATTATCATTTCATAAGACGGAGCATTATTAAGTTTTGGTAGTGCCATATTTTAATTCACCTTTAAAAATTAACTGATAATGATAACTGACCAGCTGGAACTCTCTTAAAATTAGTATAAGATAAAGCAACAGTTGTTTCAGCATAACCATCAGCCTCGTTTGTATATTCAATTGCCGTTATTGATGTTGGAAACGCATTAATTAATTCAACAGTATATGTTGCTACTTGAACATCAAGTGGCAAACGTCCTGTTAAAGCGCCAAGTGGCAACGGCATTGCCAATTGACTAATTATAACACGTTTCTGATATTCTGTTTTATATTTTGATGTTTGAGCATCTTCATTTAAAATAAGATCTCTCCATGTATCAAAGTATCTTCTTACTGGTAGTGATGCTGTTTCCATAAATGTTAATGTTACATCTTCAACACCGTAACCATATGCAACCTTTTCAAATTTCATACCTATACGTTTTTCATGAGTCAAAATTTGTTTTGAAGGTAGTTGTGCAGTTCTACAAAGAATATTCATATTCCTTGAACCTAATGCACCAATAAGTCCGCCACCTCCAAGAGAAGGTAGAGTTACTAAAAATTTATTAGTCCTAGCTAAACCGCCACCAAAAGTAATTGAAGTTTTTAATTCTGATAAAGAAGCCATTATAATTTCTTTCTTGTATCTTTATATACAGTATTTGCAGATGCTTTATTCCAATTAGCACTTGGAAGAAAAGTTGCAACTTCCCACTCTGGTTTTTCGACTAAAGCAAATCTACTACGTACATGTTTAAACAAATAATGTTTCATTGCTGGCTCGACAAATTTTTTAGGTATTGCTCTATTGTTTCCTATAATAACATCTAATAATCTAGCTCGAACAGCTGGTGGTAAATAATGAAGATTAAGTCCCATAAATCCACCTTTAGCAGGTCCTAACATAATAATTAAAGGAAATCCATCATAATAAGGTAAAGTTTCTTTATATTTAGGATCATAAAAAAACATATACATATTTCCTTGCGGTCCAGTCCGAGTTACCGGTCTAGACTTTAATTCTAAAGCATCATCTCTTAATAATTTATCTCTATTCATAGTAAAACGTCCGCGAAACATCTGTCTCGCTTTATCTTTAAACCAACGAATAGATTCTTTTGTACGTGGAGTAATACCCGCACGAAATGCTTCTATCTCTAAATCTCTAAATAAACTTTCGCCTGCCATACGAGTATTTATAACTATTTTTTACGTTTTCTGAACGGAGCTAATGGCTTTAATTTGCCAGGAACTTTCTTCAAAGGTTTTTGCATAATACCCATGGATGCTAATGTATGTTCTGTCCAGATTTGAAATTCCCATTTTCTATTCTTACAAAATGAAGTTGCGGCTTCCCACTTATTCATATTTTTAACATAAGCTATTGCTTCTGTAACATATTGTCTTTTTGTTTTTCCTGTTTTTCTTGGAACGACTGTTTCTTTGGAAGGTTTAATTTCAACGATGAGTGTTTTATCTTCAAAGACAATTTTGAGATCGGGATAATAGCGATGATACCTTTTATCAATATCGTACCAATAAGGAATTACTATTTCTTCTGATGACCATTTTTTGACTTTTGGATTTCTGTCTAGCCATTTGAATACATCCCTTTCCCATAAAGATCTATAAATTACATTAGATGGATCTCCGGCGTATTTCTTGGTATTCTCTACTATATATGGACCTTTGTATGCCATGTCTTTGCGTATAAATAGATTAAAGTTACATAATATGTATATAGGAAAATAGTATGGCCGATAGACCAAAGCAACCATATCCTGGTCAATTAAAATATCCAATTAATCAAGAAGATCAGTATAATACTAAAATGGTTTTTCAAGCTGTTAAAGTTGAACCGCCTAGTATTAATTCTTTAGGAGTAGCAAATGCTGCAACTTCAGTCACTGGAGGTGCGAGTGCTAGGAATAATGGAAATAAAGCCCCTATCACAAATAATCTTAGATTTTTTGATATTGGCGGAGAACGTGCAGATATATATGTCCCATTAGGCGGGTTTCAAGTAGCAGATAATTTTGATTATGCTCAATCGTCTTTAGGCGCAATTGGTGCAGCCGCAGCAAATACTTTAAATCAAGGCGGAACGATTGGAGAATCAATTCGTAAAGGATTATCTACAGCAGGCGCATCGGCTATGGATGCGTTAAAAGCCACATTCGGAGATCAATCTGTTGGAAGGCTTGCCGCATTAAAAGTTGCACAATTTACAGGAAGTGAAACTGCACAAAACGTAGCAAGTATTACAGCTCGAGCAACAATGAATCCAAATATACGAACTAATTTTAATGGTGTAGCTGTACGTGAATTTAGTTTTAGTTTTAAATTTATCCCTTGTTCTCGAGAAGAGTCATTAGCTGTAAAATCAATTATTAAATTTTTTAGATTTCATTCCTATCCCGAAGAGATCTCGAGTTTTGGTTCCTTCTCTGTAGGATTTGAATATCCCAATATGTTTAAAATTCGTTTATTATCAAATGCAGGAGATAGACATTTTAAAAATATTGGCACACCAATTAAATTATGTTATTGTAAATCAGTAAGTACAAATTATAATGCAACAAATCCTGCATTACACGAAGATGGTTCACCAACAGAAATAGATTTATCTTTAAACTTTACTGAATATAAAGCTCAAACACGAAAAGATATTGAGAATGAAGATAATGATTCATTCTATCATTTTGAAAACGGAACTGATGCTGGTACTAGTTCAAATCCGGCTGAAGCTAATACGATTGGCGGTACTTAATGTCTAATTATTTTAAATACTTTCCTATTATTGATTATAAATTTGCCGATGAAACATCACCAGCTAAATTTGAAAATATATCAGTGTATGCTGATGTTGTAGATCAAATTGCAGATGCAACCATGATTTATGAAGAATATAATATTCTCCCTGGTGAAAGGCCTGATCAAGTTTCTGAAAAATTATATGGAACTCCCGATTATCATTGGACTTTTTATTTAATGAATGATAATATCAGAGAACAAAGATGGCCGCTTGCAAATAATAAGTTATTTGAAACAGCAACTGTTAAATATGCTACTCGAGTAATTACAACTAGAACAAAATTAACTGATAAATTTAAAGTTGGACAAACTATTACTGGATCTACTTCATCAGCTACAGCCATTATTGGAAAAAGAAATTTAGATTTAGGACAACTATATTTAGAAAATATTACTGGTACTTTTGTTGCTGGTGAAAATGTCACATCTACTAATAGTAATAATGTAATTGAAACTATTGTAATTACGAGTTATGAGTTTCAATATAACGCAGCACATCACTATGAAAATGCTTCTGGAGAAACTGTTGACATAGATCCTGAAGTTGGTCCTGGTGCACAATTAACTGAAGTTACATGGTTAGAAAGAGTGAATAAAATAAATGAAGCTAATAAACAAATTAAAGTCATTAAACCTGGTGTTGTACGTGATATAGTTAAAGCTTTTAGAGATGCAATTGGTAGTGTATAATGACTGCAGAAAAAACCTCATTTGAATTTGAAACTATTGAACTAAATTCAGAACGTCTTGCTAGACCCGTTGAATTAAATCGTATTGTAAGTGATATTGAAATTTTTGAACATATTGAAAAACCATATCTTACTGCAAGAATGTTATTAATTGATGATAGTAGTTTTTATCAAGATGCAGATATTCTTGGATCGGAAAGTGTTAAGATAGTAATACGATCATTAGAAGATGGCGCTAGTCCTATAACTAAAAACTTTTTTATTTCTAAAATAGAAAAAGTTCAAAAAATTCAAGATAATTCACAAGTTATTGCATTTCATTTAGTTGAAGATATTTTTTATTTTTCATCTTTAATTAATATTAATAGACATTATACTGGCAGCCCAATTCAAATTTTAAAAAATATTAGTAAACAATTTCTATCAAAAGAAATAACAAATACAGGTATTGATAAACAATTTTTAAGATGTATTATTCCAAATTGGTCTCCAATAAAAGCAATGGAATGGATTGCAAAAAGAGCATCAACTTCTAGGGGATATCCATTTTATTTGTATTCAACATTAGTTGAAAAGAAATTAAGATTTGAAGATCTTGCTAGCATACTTACAAGAACATCATTAAATGGAAATGGTGCAAAACATATTGTAGCATCAACAAAAGCTCAGGATACAATTAACGTAGAACAAACAAGAAGACTTATTAAAAATCATGATTTTGGTACACAAGAAGATTTATTAAGTCTTATTAGAAATGGATTAGTAAGTTCTAATCTTGAATATATTGATACTTTAACAGAAAATACTAAGAAGTTTAAATTTGATTCTAAAGATGATTTATTTAAGAAATTAACTCAAGATGAAATACTATCAAAAGAACAGCCGAACCCACCTGTTAATTATAATGAAAAAATTAATAATAAATTTATTAATGATTATCAAAGCGCACAATTTACAAAAATTGGAGGATCGATGTCTTTTAGGGATTCAGACGGAGTAACTAATCCTTTTAAATATGTTAATTGGACAAATGCATATAGTGAAACAAAAAATAGTGCAGAATATAAATTATTAATAATTCAAACGGCTTTTGATAAAATGCTAAAAAAGAATCCACTAACAATTAACTTTGATGGAATGGAACTTATTAAAGGGGACTTTCACAAAACTATTGGACAAAATATTGACATTGTGTTTCAGCGTACACAAAGTAATAATGTAGCAGATCCAGATGATAAGAAAAAATCAGGTAAATACTTGATATATTCAGTTAGGCATATGTTTAAAAAATCAGTAGATAAATACGACGTATCTGCAATGTGTGTAAAAATTGGTAATTCAAAGAGAGTAGACATTTAATGAAATTTTATGGTGACAATTTTCGTTGGTTTATCGGTACAGTAGTTGACCTAAATGATCCGACAACTATGGGTCGAATAAAGGTAAGAGCTATTGGCATACATGGTGATAGTATCTTAGATGATCAATTGCCGTGGGCACAAACTGTAGTTCCTATTAATGAAGGAGGAACAAATGAAATTGGAAATGCCTTAGGTATTCAAGTAGGTGCGCGTGTATTTGGTATTTTTATGGATGGACAAAATTCTCAGTTACCTTTAATTCTAGGATCAATGCCGAAGTATGAAGATGCAACTGAGGGAGATAGGTCAACACCTAGATTGTCTCGTGGTATAAACACGATTACAAAAACACCTGATACAGTAAATGGTGAACCAGAATCTCCTTATGCAGCGGTATATCCAAATAATAAAGTAACACAAACACCATCCGGTCATGTGATAGAAATTGATGATACTCCTAATGCTGAAAGGATTCACATTTATCACAAATCTGGATCATTCGTTGAGTTTCATCCAAATGGTGATGTAGTAACACAACACAAAAATGGATTTAAATTAACAACTGGCAATGAAAAAATTCATATTACAGGTAAATTAGAAATTACGGTTGATGACGATATTTCAATTAAATCAACTGGTGGAAATATTTTAATTGAAACGGAAGATACAACTAAGAAGATTGATCTGAACCCATGATGCATGAGTTTAAAATTTTAAGAAATGGTATATTAGAAACATATACAAATTATGACGATATACCAGATTCTTTTGATCATGTTATTAAGTTTGCTCCAGTGATTCCTCCGGAACCGCATACAGATGAGCAACATAAAGAAATAGAACAATGGCATAATAAATTTAAAAAACTAATGGAGATTGAACGTGCCCGCAGTAACTAGAAAAGGCGATGCCGATGTACCGCACTGTTCGGGTATGGTAAGAGATGGCGCTTCAACAAATGTGTTTGTAAATGGTAGGGGTATAAGCAGAGTAGGTGACAATAATACCGGACATTTACTTCCGCCTGTTCCTTGTCCTGGGCATTCGGCACCAATAAGTTCAGGATCAATAAGAGTATTTGTAAATAGTAAAGGATGTGGTAGAGTTGGCGATCCAACTTGTACATCAGTTGCTGAAGGTTCTTCAAATGTTTTCGCCGGATAGGTATAAATAGAGTTATGGCACGAATATTTTCAATAGAAGACGGAACAATTGATACCGTATCGATAACAACTTCAAGAAATAAAGCGTATAGCGATCTTGATTTAACATTTGCTATTAAAGGCAATAAAGATGTTTTTAAGAAGAACGATGCGGGAGCGGTTAAACAGGCTGTAAAAAATTTATTATTAACTAATTTTGGCGAAAAGCCTTTTAGTCCAAGGTTTGGTGGAAATTTAAATGCCTTTTTATTTAATCTTGATACTGAATTTGATGAACTTGAAATTGAAGATAACGTAGCTCAAGCTATTGCAAATTTTGAACCGAGAGCAATTTTAAGAAGAGTAAGAGCTACATTATTACCAGATCAAAATTCAGTTAATGTAAAAGTAGTATTTCAAGTTGTCAATGTTCAAGAAACACAAGAACTCAGTATAAATCTCGCGAGGTTAAGGTAATGGCCATTATTAGATCATCAGATCTTGATTTTGATACAATCAAGGCAAATTTAAAAACTTATCTTCAGGCTAAATCAGAATTTGCTGATTATGATTTTGAAGCATCAGGATTAAATAATATTTTAGATGTATTAGCATATAATACGCATATTAATGGACTTATAGCAAACTTTGCGATTAATGAATCATTTTTAAATTCAGCTCAGCTCAGATCATCAGTTGTATCTCATGCTGAAACTGTAGGTTATTATCCAGCATCAAAAACTGGAGCAACTGCCACAATAGGATTAACAGTTACAACTTCAGATACTGTTACTTCTACTTCAACTATTCCTGCATTTACTACATTTACTGGAACACTTGGTGATACAACTTATACATTCCAAACACTAGAAGCACATACCGCCACAAATGACGGAACAGGTACATTTGAATATAAAACAGATGATGGATTAACTGCAATTAAAATTACAGAAGGAACTCAAAAAACTAAAACATTTTTAGTAGGTGAAACTACTGATAATCAAGTTTATGTTATTCCAGATGCAGAATTAGATAAAACTACTTTAAAGGTTGATGTATTTGATACTACTACATCAAGTACTTTTAGCACCTATAATGACATTGAAAGTGTTGTAAGAATTGATGCAAATTCAAAAGTTTATATTATTCGGGAAACTCCTAACGGTAATTTTGAGATTATATTTGGAGAAGGTAATGTCCTAGGACAATCTCCGACTGCAGGTAATAAAATTGTCATAACATATCTTGCAACAAATGCCGCAGATGCTAATTCAATATCTTCATTTACAGCTGACTCTACTATTACAATTGGTGGTACTGCTTATACGCCAACGGTTACAACCACAGTTAATTCTGCCGGAGGTTCAGAAAAAGAATCTATTCAATCAATTAAATCTAATGCTCCAATCTCATTTGCATCACAGCAAAGATTAGTTACTGCAGAAGATTATAAAGCCATTATTTCTCAAAGATTTACTCAACTATTAGATGATGTTGTATCATGGGGTGGTGAAGATAATATTCCAGCAACTTTTGGTGATGTATATGTATCGCTTAAATT